CGCAGAAGGACATGAAAGTTATTTGGACCCGGCAATAACTTTTAATAATTTATACGAGGATTAAATGGCTTTATCCGGTAGCAAAAACTTTGAACCAGATGTTGCAGAATACATCGAAGAGGCTTTTGAGCGTTGTGGCTTAGAGCTTCGTACTGGTTATGATTTGCGTACTGCCAAAAGAAGCGCCAATCTGATGCTGGCAGAATGGGCTAACCGGGGCTTAAATCAATGGACGATTAAAGAAGTAGACATAACCATGGTTAAAGACACTTCTACCTACAATATTGATTCTACAAACGCTACGGCCCCTATAGACGTTCTCGATGCTTACATACGAGAAACTGTGAACAGCGAGACTACAGACTTTCCTCTAAACAAAATAAGTCGCGCAGAATATGCAAATTTATCCACCAAAACCTCTAGCGGTAAACCAAACCAAGTTTTTGTAAACAAGCAAACGACACCGACTATCACAGTCTGGCCTGTGCCTGATAAGAACACCACATACACCGTAAGATTAAATGTCCTGACACGTATGGACGATGTTGATGGCGCTGTCGATACTGTTGATATGCCGTTTAGGTTTTTTCCGTGCTTTGTAGCTGGCCTTGCTTACTATATCAGTATGAAAAAAGCACCAGAGAGAACTGGCATGCTCAAGCAAGTGTACGAAGAAGAATTTACAAGAGCCTTATCACAAGATGAGCCTCGCACATCATTAAGAATCGCGCCAAATCTAGGCAGGTATAATTCAGCATAATGGCATTCGCATCTGGAAAAGAAGCTTATGGGATCTGCGATATTACCGGGTTCCGATACAAACGACGCGAGATGAAAAAAACGTGGAATGGTCTGATTGTGGGTCCCGATCAATGGTCACCCAAACACCCACAATTAGATCCAAAGCCAAAACCAGCTGACCCACAAGCGATTCGTAACGCTAGGCCAGAGACATCAGAATTCAACAATGCATTTGTCTTGTACACAAATGTAGACAAAGGTATACTTGGCACTAAACTTGACACTTACGAACTTACTGTAAGTGTTGGCGAGGTAACCATAACGACATCATGAGCTTTACGTTAGCGACATTAAAGACTGCAATACAAGACTACTTAGAGTGTACAGAGACTACTTTTGTTACGAATCTGCCCACTTTTATTAAAGAGTCTGAGCAACGCATATTTAAGCTTGTCGAGCTACCGAAGCAGCGCAAAAACGTCACAGGGCAGGTGACTTCTAGTAATAGATTTCTAGCTACACCTTCAGACTTTTACGCGCCGTTCAGTGTGGCAATAATATCTGCAAACACCTACCACTACTTGGATTTCAAGCACACATCTTTTATTAAAGAGTTTGCGCCGAATACAACTACAACTGGCAGGCCCAGATATTACTCACTGTTTGACGACACTGCATTTGAGCTTGCTCCAGTGCCTGACGCAAACTACGACGTAGAGATCCACTATCTGCATAAACCGGCGTCCCTAACGTCCGGTGCAGAAAGTGGCACAACACTTCTATCCACAGACTACCCTGACGCTCTCCTTTATGGTTCTCTCGCAGAGGCGGCAGTGTTCTTGAAAGAACCACCAGATGTCATGGCGACATTTGAACAACGGTTCAAAGAGGCCATTGCCAGAATGAAGACTATCGGTGAGGGACGTGAAACCAGAGACGAATATCGTTACGACCTCCTGAGAACAGGAGTAAACTAATGCCCCAAATAGAGTCGCTGAAGGGCGCTCACGTAGCGATTGTTGCCTTGGGCAACTCACAAGTAGATTATGCCATTGGTGCAGAAAACAGCATGCAATGGGATGAAGTCTGGACCGTTAACTCAGCAGCCGCTGTATACAAATCAGATCGTATGTTTATGTTGGACCCGGCCAGTCGGTTTTTTGATACCGATGATGCAGGTGCGCAAACCGATGTGATGAAGAAGTTTTTGCCAGAATGTGACATACCCTGTTACACATGCGAGCTGGATGAGCGAGTACCATCAGCTGTCGTATATCCTATTAAAGAAGTGGTTCAGGATACAAAGTGCGCATATCTCAACAACACCATACCGATGACAATTGCATTTGCTTACTGGAACAAAGTAGCGCGGATTGATCTTTTCGGTGTTGATTATAGCTACCAACACAATTTACATTTTGCAGAAGCTGGCAGGGCTTGTGTGGAGTTTTGGCTGGCTAAATGTATGGAAGCAAACATTGAAATCGGGGTGTCTCATAGATCTGGTTTGCTTGATCAAAACGTACCGCTCGAAGAGCGCATATATGGCTTTCACCGATTAGACGATCCTGTTGTCGCAGTAAATCACGACTCTGGTTGGATAGTTTGCGAAAACTCACAGATTGAAAAAGAAATGAAAAAGGCTGGAGCAAAGGTCCCAGAGCCTGTTTTATCACCGGAGCCTTATCGTGGCTGACATGGGCAAGCAAAGTTTTTTAGAGCTGGGCAGCGTAATGGTTGAAACCACGCAGAACAAAGGGCATGACCCTGAGTTTTGGGCAGAGCAGATAACCAAGAAGATTTGTGATATTTCAGCGGACGCGGCGCCACACGTAAGACAACAAGCTGAGGCTTTCCAAAACTACATCTATACGATAGTGTTGTATGGAATTAAGAACGCAATTACCTCAGATCGGACAACTATGGTAAACTTATTGACAAGTCAAGGTCATCATGACATGGCTAAGATAATTAAGGAGTTATAGTTATGGCAATATCAAGCGCTATACCAACAAGCTTTAAGCAAGAGCTGCTTGTCGGTACACATAATTTTACTGCCAGCTCCGGTAATGCTTTTAAGCTTGCTTTGTACACTAGCTCGGCTACTTTGGGCGCGACTACGACAGCTTTTACGACAACCGGGCAGGCATCAGGTACGAACTACACCAGTGGTGGAAATACACTTACGTCAGTTACGCCAACAACATCAGGCACCACAGCCTTATGTGATTTTGCGGATCTTACGTTTGGAACCGCTACGGTTACAGCAAGAGGATGCATGATCTACAATGATACTCAATCCGACAAAGCTGTGGCTGTCATCGACTTTGGTGGTGACAAAACCAGTACCGCAGGTAATTTTACAATTGTATTCCCGGCTGCGAATGCAACAGCTGCGATTATACGATTGGCTTAAAATTTAATCTTTTGTGGTAAAATTTTTGTATGCCACTTACTACGTTAAATTTTAAACCGGGTATCAACAAAGAAGAAACCGACTACGCAAACGAAAACGGTTGGGTAGATGGCAATCTTATTCGGTTCAGAAAAGGCAGGCCAGAAAAGATTGGTGGCTGGGAAAAGCAGTCTGACACAAACACTTATTTAGGATCTGGCAGGGCCTTACATAGCTGGATCTCTCTTGGCGGAGCGCGATACTTGGGTATCGGCACGCACCTCAAATACTATATCGAAGAAGGCGAGGCCTACAACGATATAACCCCCATAAGAGTAACAACCAGTGCTGGAGACGTTACGTTTAGCGCAAGCAATGGATCCTCTACATTAACCGTAACGGACGCCTCACACGGCGCATCTACGGGCGATTTTGTAACCTTCTCTGGCGCTGCTTCATTGGGTGGATTGGTAACAGCTGCGGTTATCAACCAAGAATACCAAATACTTCTTGTTACCGGGACGAACACGTACACAGTTACCGCCAAAGACACTAGCGGTTCAGAGGTCACAGCAAACGCAAGTGACAGCGGCAACGGTGGAAGCAGCGTCGTTGGAGCGTATCAAATCAACACAGGCTTGGACGTTTATGTGCCTAGCACTGGTTGGGGTGTTGGTACATGGGGCGCAGGTACGTTTGGCTCTTCTTCTGCGATTACCGCAAGCGGACAGCTAAGGCTATGGACTCACGACAATTTTGGTGAAAATTTAATCATCAATCCAAGAGGCGGTGGTATATACCGATGGGTTGAGAACAACGGCTTGTCTGTTAGAGCGTTAGAGCTGCAAGGTGTTACCGGAGCAAGCAAAGTGCCTACTTTGGGCTTACAAGTAATAACCAGCGAAGTAGACCGTCATTTGATCGTGCTTGGCGCAGATCCTATTGATAGCAGTAGCGGCAACAGAACCGGCGTCATTGACCCTATGTTGGTTGCGTTCTCAGACACAGAAAACGAATTAGATTTTAATCCGATAGCTACAAATACGGCTGGCTCCGTAAGGCTGTCATCTGGTTCATTGATTGTAGGCGGTTTGAAGTCAAGGCAAGAGACTTTGATTTGGACCGATACCAGTCTTTACTCAATGACATTTATCGGCCCACCACTTACTTTTGCTTTGAACCTGATCAATGAAGGTGCCGGACTTATTGGTCCAAAAGCAGCCATCAACAGCCCGGTTGGTGTATTTTTTATGAGTAAGAATGGCTTCTACTACTACAACGGCTCAGTCAAAAAATTACCGTGTAGCGTGCAGGACTATGTATTTTCAGATCTTGATTTGACTCAGTCGTTCAAATGTTACGCATCTCTTCATGCGGAGCATTCGGAAGTGTGGTTTTGGTATGTATCAAAAGAAGATGACACTGAAGAGATATCTCGATATGTCATTTACAACTACGAAGAATCAACTTGGAGTATTGGCAAGCTGGTTAGATACAGCTGGCTAGATGCAGGCATTGAGGATAAACCGATAGCGGCTGGCAAAGTTTCGGATGCTGGCGTCGTTTATCTGCATGAGTCTGGTTTTAACGATGATGACAGTGCAATGTCTGACGTGTTTATAGAGTCAGCTGACATAGATCTGGCGGACGGCGAAAACTTTATGTTCGTCAAAAAGCTTATACCCGACATTAAGTTTTCAACCTCAACTGGCGTCTCAAACACACCAGCGATGAACATTGTAGTGAAACGCAGAGATTACAACGCTGACACGCTGTCTACCGATAGCACCAGTCAAATTACTACGTCTACTCGTTTTACCAACTTGCGCACAAGAACCAGACAGGTGGTGCTGCGGTTTGAAAGTGACGACGATAACAGCGTCGAAGCAAACAAAAAAGATTACAAATTTAGAGTCGGCAACACTAGACTGGATATACAACCCTCCGGGCGTCGAGGCTAATGGCCAAGATCCTTGAGACTCGCTTGCCTCTTGCTACGGATGGTGAGGTTAGCGCCGATACGTTCAACCGTTTGGTAAGAATCTTAGAGATCAACCTTGGCTCAACAGATGTAGATAGAACGCCGGTTTTTAACGCTTCAGAAATTTCTGCGTTACAATTCGCTACTGGTGCTATAATATTTAATAGCACCGTGGAGGTCCATCAAGCGTTTGATGGCACGGAATTTAGGAATTTATATGAGCATCAAACATATGTAACAGGATTGGGAGGCACTTTGAGCGTTGGCAGTGTAACCGTCACGACAAGTTAATACTATGGCAGAGAACACAATATCACCAGAACTTTTAGATCGAATTAACCAATTTGCAGGAGCTGGTGCGGTTTCTGACCAAGAAATGATGGCTTTAAGCCCTCTTAAGGGATCAATATCCAACAAAGATATGGATATGATTCAACAAAATTTAGGTGGTGCTAGGCCAACAGATATGGCTTTAGGCGCAACACTGGACATGCTCACAAGGAACAAAGGCGCTATTTCTAACAAAGAAATGGAAGCGGTCATGGATGCCATGGGCGTATCAGATCAAGAAATGCAAACGTATGAAGGCTCTTCACCTATGATGCCTACAGCACCGATGCCAATGATGGGATCCGGTGCCGCATCAGATCAAGAACTTATGATGATGCAACAAGCTGGTGAAGATGATCTGGGCGCACGTATACAGCAGCTCATGATGGAAATGCAGGCCAGCGACGATCCTGACGAACAAAAACAATTAGGCAAAACTATAGAGCGCTTACAACTAGGGGCGCAAGCGCCATTAGCTGATCAAGCAATAATGATACAAGAAGCTGGCACAGGCGAAGACACTGTATTAGCTCACCTTAGCCCCGGCGAAATCGTTTTGCCACCACAGTTTTTAGAAGATCCAGAATTTGAATCCATGATTGAAAAGAAATTCATGGACGCTGGCATTGACCCACAAGAAGCAGTAGCTGGTGTGGGTATTGCAAGCCTGAATCAAATGACCGGACTAGAAGAGTTTGGTTTTTTCAAAAAAATCGGTAAAGCACTTAAAAAGGTAGCAAAGAAAATTGCACCTATAGCTGGTCCATTAGCTAACTTTATACCCGGCGTTGGACCGTTGGTTGCTGGTGCTATTGGCGCTGCAACTAATGTAGCAGCAGGTAAAGGTTTGAAGGGAGCCATATCTGGCGGCTTAGGTGGCTATTCTTTTGGTAAAGCTCTTACAGGTATCGGCAGTTTAGGCGGAACCTCAGCAGCAGATTTTGCCAAAAAAGGATTGGTTGGAAAAATACAATCAGTCGGCGGTGGCTTGGCTTCATTGCCGGGTGAAGGCTTTTTAGGAAAAACAGCAGAATTAATAATGCCGGGAGAAGACGAGACAGGTCTTTTTGGTAATCTGCGCAGAGCTGGCGGTTACATTTTTGGTACTGGTCCAGACGGACAACCGTTCTTCCAAGCTGATCCAAATGCCACTACAACTACAACGCCGACAACAACTACAACGCCCACGACAACTACAACAGCTGCACAACCGCAAGGTAGTGCAATAAGCAGGTTCTTAGGTGGGCTGTTACCGGGAGCCGGTGGCGGCGGCGGTTTGGCTGGAGGCTTAGGCAGTTTAGCTGGGCTTGGTCTAGCCGGTGGAGCGGCATTAAAACTCGGTCAACTGGCCATGGATGAAGCTAGAAAAGATAAAGGCGTGCCGTTGACTCCATTAACTACAATGGACGCAGGCGGACGATATAACATAGAAGCAGAGATAGCTCGAAGGATGGGCAAAGAAGCACCAAATCCTCGCGAGTTTGGTTTACAGCCTAGAATGCCAACACTGAGCGGTGGACAAGCAGGGCCAAGAAAAGCAGCTGTCGCATCTAGATATTCAGACGCCAACCCTCCTCTTATGGGGTATGCAATGGGCGGAGCAACGCAACCGATGTATGCCATGGGGTATGCAAACGGTGGAGACGTAGCCATGGAAGATTTTCAAAAGATGAACGGTGATATCAACGGACCCGGAACAGAAACCAGTGACGACATTCCAGCCATGCTCAGTGATGGTGAGTTTGTTATGACTGGCCAAGCGGTTCGAGGTGCTGGATCATTTGAATTAAACGAAGAGCCTAATGGCATACTAACTTTGGTGCCTTCTGCTTCTGAAAGCAGAGATCGCGGCACACAG